AATGGTTTCTTCCCGTCGCACGGCCATTGCACCGGCGGCGATTAACTCACCGCGTAAAGTGACCTGCGCGGTTTCGTTTTTCCTGGCAATTCCCTGCGAAACGGAAATCTGATTTTTCAGCATTCCGATCACGTTTTTCTGTTCACCTGCGACCTTGTTTGCCCGTTCAAAGGAGCGGATCAGGTTGCCGTTTTCATGACGTTGCCAGAGCACAATCGCCATCAGCGCGGCCAGTAAAAAAAACATCGCTTTCATTGAATCCCCCTGATGCAGTAGGCACGCTCGCGCGCGCGGCGATTTTCCAGCCCGGTGCTGACTTTGCCATTCACATAAACCCAGCGGGTGAGCTGGTCGCACGCCTGCCACCATTGATGACGCTTGATGTACGAGACCAGCGTTGAGCGGCAGGCCGCGCCGGTTCCCACGTTGAATGAGAAGCTGACCAGCGCGTCGTAAACGTGCTGCGGCATTTCCACCGGCGCGCAGACCGCGAGACGTTTCTCGACGTTCAGCACATCCGCGACGAGGTTCGCCGCCGCCTGCCGCTCGGTGATTTCCCCCTTTGGCACGACGCCTGCAGTGTGGCCGATGCCTGACGTCCACACTCCCGCGCTGCACTGGTAAGGCGTCAGGCGACACCCTTCGAGGTCGGCAATCAGCGCCAGCCCCCCGGGCGAGGTGTTAAGCAGACGAAAGTCAGGCATCAGCGCTGCCAGCGCCAGCACGGCGGCCACACTGCATTTTTTAACGATTGATTTCACGAATAGCCCCTTTATCGAGTCCGAGCGATGTCAGATAGAGGTACGTCTTGCGCTTAAACCAGTAGTTCGTCAGCGCGGTAAAAATGGCGCATCCGCCGCCCACGTAAAGCGCCATTCTCTCGGGTGACATTGCCCCGAGATACGCCAGCGCAACCGCCAGCCAGTAGGCAATAAACGTGGTGATTTTCTCCATACTCAGTCCCATAGATTCACCGTTTCGGTTCTGGCCGCGCTGTCGGTCTCGGGCAGCTCTATTGCCGTGCCGTGCGGCAGGATCACGCCGAGCTCGGACAGGCCGGGATTAGCCTCCAGCACGGTTTCGACTACGCCCTCAGTTCGCCCGTAATACCGGGCGCAAATCGCGTCGAGGGTGTCGCCCTGCAGCGCATACGCTTTCATCAGATTTGCCCCACAATACAGCGCGCTTTGTCCTGGATACGCGCCACTGACCAGCGCATATCGCGCCACATCTCATCGATAGTGCTGTCGATGCTGTCGGCTTTTTTGTCGCCTTTGGCGGTCGCATCCACGCCGCGAAAACGCTCATAGAGCGTGGCGGTCGTCATGGCACACACGGCGTTGAAATAGTGGAAAACGCGAACGCTCTCGCCGTCGAGCTGGTCGGTCGGGACATCCGCCAGCGTGGCGTGACCCGCTTCGAGCTGACGCTCGCGCCATTCGCTCAGCTCCGCGTTCGTTTCCGCGATGGCGGTCTTAATCGCCCGGCGCAGGCGCACGGGGGAAACGGTCTGCTCTAACCGCATTTCTTCCCGCACGCGCTTCGGATCCACGTCAGGAAAAAACGGGGTGTTTTTGATTACCGGCTCGCTCACGCCCGGTGGCGGTATCACCACGCCCGGTACATCCTGCGGCTCTTGTTTTGGCTCAATAATCAGCGTCGTCATGACAACCTCGGGTAATAGGTGGGCGGTGGACGCCGTTCGCAGTCAGGGTAAGGAATACCCGCATTGAACGGCGTGCCGCCCGGCTCGGGGAGCGCTCGGTTAACCTGCGGCTTTTGCCGCCTTTGGTGGACGCCCGCGCCGTGCCGCCGGTCTAGCGGCAGGTTTGCGCGTACGCGGTTTAGTCGTTTTGGTTTTCGCTGCCGGTTCGGGTTTTGGCCTTAGCTGGCGCGCTAACTGCTCGATATCTTTTTTCACCCCGATAGTGCTTTCTAACTGGATCGCACGCTGCAGGTGCGCCAGCGCCTCCGGCAGTTGCTTCGCATCACGCAGCACGTAGCCGGTGATTTTGTGCAGCTTCGCACGCACGATATCGGGCATATCCGCGCGCTCCGTCAGCGCGAGGGTGTCGAGCAGGTTCGCCAGTTCGACCGGCTGTTTTGCAGCGAGCAGGCGATGCGCGGCGAGCGTGACCTCTTCGGCCAGCAGGCACGGCGTCGGACGGCGACCGACCGGCATGGTGAGGCCGTAGGTCATGGCGTAACGGGCAATCTCCAGCGCCCCGGCGATATCGTCAGCATCGAGACGCCACAGCATGACCGTCATGACAACGTCATCCTGCGCACCCTTGCCGTTTGCGAGGACGCCAGCCACCCACGGCAGATAGAACGGCAGCAGCTCGCGTTTTTTCGCGGCTTTTCGCTCTTTTGAACTGATTTGTTTTAGCGTGCGGTTGTCTGCGGCCAGCTTAACGAGCATCTGCTCATAGGCAGTTGCATTGTGCAGCGGGACTGCAGCCCGCTGCGCAGTTTCAGAGGCCGAGACCCGCATCATGTGACGCGCTGCGGGACTCGTCATGGCTTACTCTCCACTTTCCGGTGCAGTAGGTGCGGTTAAATCACCGAGCGTGATATTTTCAATCAGGCACCCGGCAGCGTAAGCCTCGACCACGTAGTCGATATTCATTGACTCGTAGTTTTCGACGCGGTCTTTCTTCGGTTCTTCGATGATGGCGCGGCGGTGTGCGTCATCCATGAAGTAAATCGACAGGTTGTCGAGACGCGTCACCATCAGGGCATTTGCCGGGAAGTACGGCACGCGCACGGCTGGCAGGTTGCCGATTCGCTTCTGGCTGATGATGATGTCAGCGGCCAGCGACTCGGTGTTTGCCTGCTCTTTGTTGACGATAGGGAAATATTTATCCGCCATCAGCTTACGCCCGGTGATCACAACCAGCTCCGGGTCGTCCTGATAAATCTCGTCAATCAGATTGCCAGTGGCATCCATGACCAGCGCGTCAAGGTTCGCATAATCGCCGTTTTTACCTACCCGGATCACTTCAGAAATCACCGCCCCTCCCTCGTCGGTGATATTTGACATCACGCGCGCTGGCGCTTCATTGCGGTACTTCTGCAGCCAGCCGGTAGCCACGTCCTGCAGCATCGGATTCTTTTTGCGGTCGGACGTCGCCGCGCGCTCGATGCCGTTGAAACCGGCCATGATGAAATCGAGCGACTGGCGCTTGATAATCGCGTCACGAATACGGGTCTGGAAGTCCTGGAATCGCGCCCACAGGTCGAGCTGTTTGTAGCGGATATGGAAGTCAAAGTTAATCTGCGCGCACTCGTATTTATTGGACTCCAGCGCGGTGAAATCAGCGGTCTTACGTTCATCATCACCGGCAGTGTCGGCAGTGCTGGCAATCGTACCGTTAACGCCCACCCCGACCTTTTCGCCTTTCAGCTCGTCGACCGGCACGATGTTGATTTTGGTCAGAAATGCGGATGACATCTGCAGCGTGGTCATCAGGGTTTGCGTGACCGACGGCTCGACGGTGAATTTCTTCGCCACGTCATCGGTGGAAACGCCGTTCAGCTCCGCAACGCGGGACAGGTAGGCATTAAATTTGAAGCGGGTATCTTTACGCATGGTTATTCCTGTTCGGGTAATAGGTATCAGGCCGGGCTGCACGCCCGGCGGGTTATCAGCAGTTGGTCAGCAGCTCGTCGCCGGTACCGCCTTTTGAAAGCTCACGGCGCGGCTGGCGCTGGCTTTCAGTGCTGTCGAGGGAGCTTTTCAGTGAGGTAAACGCCTGCGCGTTTTCATCGACTTTGCTGGTCACGTCCTGCTTAAGCTGCGCAAAAGCCGTCTCCAGCTCGGTGATGCGCTGGTCGGTGGCGTTGAGATTGGTTTGCACCTGCTCGGTAACGGTGGTTACCGCCTCATGCACATCGGCGAAACGGGCGTCATCGCTGGCCTGCTTACGGCCAAAAATGGCTCTGACCTTATCGGTCAGGCTGTTGAGCATGGTGTCGGGAACGTCCTCAAATTCCAGCTCAGCCAGTGAGGCCACAGAAAAAACGTCATCCGGCTGGTCTTTTTTACCGGCGAGCGGGTTCTGCGCGGCGCGGCTGCAGAATTCGAGGTATTCGGTGCCGAGGCTTGCCGGGTCATCGGTGACGGCAAGGCCAACCAGATAGCACTTGCCACTGTTGGCAAAGTTCGGGCGGATCTCCATGGAGGTGTAAACCTTCTGCCCGGCCTTAACCATGCTGACCAGCTCATCGAGCGGCTGGATTTTGCCAAACAGCGCCTTTTTGCCATCGAGCGCAGAGCCATCGCTGATAATCTCCGCCTTAAGCTCGGTCACATCGCCATAACGTTTAAACTGACTGTCAGGCATCAACCCCCGGATATGTTCGAGGTTAATGCGGCAGCCGTAGACGCGCGGGTCGAACGTGTCGGCCATATCCTGAATATCATCGCCACTGATGACGCGGCCATCGCAGGTGTCACCTTCGACGCCGATGCGAAACCATTTAGAAACTTTCTTTGCCATTGTTCAGGTGTCCTGATGTTGGGTTTTCGGGTCAGGGTTAGTTTCCCGACTCTGACCCGTATCAGCCACCGCTTACGATCTGATTAGATCTGACACAACAGTTACTTAGCGCGAATACCCCCCTATTTCCTTAGCCTTGCCACGTCACACCAAAAACGAGGCAAGCATGACCATTTCAACTGACCTTTCTTTGTTAAATGACCCGCGACGAAAGGCGCGGCTGTTGTACTGGCAGGGGTTCGCCGTGCCGCAAATCTGCGACATGCTGCAGCTCAAGCGCCCGACCGTGCAGAGCTGGAAACAGCGCGATGGATGGGAAGAAACCGCCCCTATTAACCGCGTGGAATCGACGATAGAGGCGCGGCTTATTCAGCTCTACGCAAAGCCAGACCTGACCGCGCATGACTTCAAAGTTGCTGATTTTCTGTCGCGCCAGATGGAGCGGCTCGCACGCGTGAACCGCTACGGCCAGACCGGAAACGAGGTGGATTTAAACCCCAATATCGCCAGCCGTAACAAAGGGGATCGCAAAAAGCCGAAACGTAATTATTTCAGCGAGGAGGCCATCGAGAAGCTGGAAGAGATTTTCTTCGATCAGTCGTTTGACTATCAGCTCCGCTGGCATAAAGCGGGATTAGAGCACCGCATCCGCCACATCCTGAAATCGCGACAGATTGGCGCGACGTTCTACTTTGCGCGCGAGTCCCTCCTGCGCGCGCTTAAGACCGGGCAGAACCAGATATTTTTGTCAGCCAGTAAAACGCAGGCTTACGTGTTCCGTAAGTACATCATCGCCTTTGCCCGTCTGGTTGACGTCGACCTGTCAGGCGACCCGATCGTCATCGGAAACAATGGCGCTGAACTGATTTTTCTGGGGACTAATTCCAACACAGCGCAGAGCCACAACGGCGACCTGTATGTCGACGAAATTTTCTGGATACCCAATTTCCAGAAGCTGCGCAAAGTCGCCTCGGGCATGGCCTCGCAGTCACACCTGCGTACTACCTATTTTTCGACCCCGTCGACGCTGGCGCACGGCGCTTACCCGTTCTGGTCAGGCGAGTTGTTTAACCGTGGCCGCAGCAACCGCGACGAACGTGTCGACATCGATATCAGTCATCAGGCGCTCGCCGGTGGCGTGCTGTGCGGTGATGGACAGTGGCGGCAGATTGTCACCATTGAGGACGCGCTTGCCGGTGGCTGTACCCTGTTTAACCTCGACCAGCTTAAGCAGGAAAACAGCGCGGATGACTTCCGTAACCTGTTTATGTGCGAGTTCGTCGACGATAAGGCATCGGTATTCCCGTTCGAGGAGTTGCAGCGTTGCATGGTCGATGCGATGGAGGAATGGGAGGACTTCGAGCCGTTCGCCGACCGTCCGTTTAACTGGCGTCCGGTCTGGATTGGTTATGACCCGTCACACACCGGCGACAGCGCAGGCTGTGCGGTGCTGGCTCCGCCGCTGGTTGCCGGTGGCAAGTTCCGCATTCTTGAGCGTCACCAGTGGAAAGGCATGGATTTTGCCGCGCAGGCCGAGGCCATCCGGGCGCTGACCGAAAAATACACCGTCGACTATATCGGCATCGATGCGACCGGCATCGGCCAGGGTGTTTACCAGCTCGTGCGCTCATTCTTCCCGGCGGCACGCGCCATCCGCTACACGCCGGAAATGAAAACGGCGATGGTGCTGAAAGCAAAAGACACCATTCGACGCGGGTGTCTGGAATATGACGCCGGTGCGACCGACATCACTCAGTCATTTATGGCTATCCGCAAAACCATGACCAGCAGTGGCCGCAGCGCCACCTATGAAGCCAGCCGCAGTGAGGAAGCCAGCCACGCGGATATCGCGTGGGCGACCATGCACGCCCTGTTAAACGAGCCGCTTTCCGCAGGTAGCGGTATGCAATCAAGCTCAATTCTGGACATTAACTAAGATGAAAAAACGCCAAAATAAACAGCCAAAACAGACCAACATGACCGCCAGCGCACCGCAGAAAATGGAGGCATTCACCTTTGGCGAGCCGTCACCCGTTCTGGATCGCCGCGACATTCTCGACTATGTCGAGTGCATCAATAACGGAAAATGGTACGAGCCGCCGGTCAACTTCTCCGGGCTGGCGAAAAGCCTGCGCGCCGCCGTGCACCACAGCTCCCCGATTTACGTGAAGCGTAACATTCTGACGAGTACCTACATCCCGCATCCGTTGCTTTCACGTCAGGATTTCAGCCGCCTTGTGCTCGATTATCTGGTCTTTTCCAACGGCTATCTTGAAAAGCGCATGAGCGTCACCGGCCAGCTTTTTAAACTGGAAACCTCTCCGGCCAAATACACCCGCCGTGGCGTGGAGGATGGCGTTTACTGGTACGTGTCGGACTTCACGCACCCGCACCAGTTTGCGCCCGGAACGGTGTGCCATTTGCTGGAGCCCGATATCAATCAGGAGCTCTACGGGATGCCCGAATACCTGAGCGCGCTCAATTCAGCCTGGCTGAATGAATCCGCCACGCTGTTTCGTCGTAAGTATTACCAGAACGGCGCGCACGCGGGTTACATCATGTACGTGACCGATGCGGCGCAAAGCAGCACCGACGTCGAAGCGCTGCGCTCAGCAATGCGGGATTCGAAAGGGCTCGGTAATTTCAAAAACCTGTTTTTCTACGCCCCGAACGGGAAACCGGATGGCATTAAGATCGTGCCACTGAGTGAAGTCGCCACAAAGGATGATTTTTTTAACATCAAGAAGGTGAGCGCCGCTGACCTGCTCGACGCGCACCGCGTACCGTTCCAGCTCATGGGCGGCAAGCCCGAAAATATCGGCTCAATGGGTGATATCGAGAAGGTGGCGCGGGTGTTTGTTCGCAACGAGCTGACACCGCTGCAGGAGCGTTTCAAAGAGATTAACGATTGGTTAGGAATGGAGGTGATCCGCTTTAAGGATTACAGCATCGAGACCGACTAAATCCGCCCAAAGTGCCGCTTCCGGGCGGCACATTCTCAGAGCAAGCCAGACGCCGCGCACGCGACGCAAGCGCCCCGACATCACCTTGACCGACTTCACATCACAGCGCGCCCCCACGACGCGCACAGACGCGTAAAATAAATCCTGTCACCACACCCGGCGCGCAGTGCTATCCCCGCCTCGCCTGCCCGCTTAACGGGTCGCTTTTAATGCAGGTGCATCAGGAGCCCTGAGCCGCGCCAGCACTGGCGCTCGCTGGCAAAATCTTAATTTAAAAACGAATGCAAAGTCATGCATATGTTGCATGCATCAGTGATTTTTACTAATTACTTATTGCTGATACGATATCAATTAACATTCGGTATTGCCTCTATGACTGCTATATCGAGTTCTAAATACTGATAAATTGCTCGAGCTTTTGCACAAAATCGTTGATCTTGGCTCATAACTGCATCGCAATAGGTAGCCATTGCCGTATGATTGGCATCGCTCAATATCCCCGGCAATTTTTTAATACTGTTAAGACCCTTATCAGGGTGAAACCCTAAGAAATTAAGTACGGTATGACACCCTACAACCCCTAAATATCGAGGCCATTTTTCATAGCCTTGTTTATCGATAGGTTCAAAGCCATAAAACTGTTCAATTGTCATTCCGGGATATTTATTTCGCACAACCCCCCATATTAACTTTAAAGGATTATCATCAACTGATAGGTTACCAACCCTGCCCCTACCAATACCAATGCTGGTTCTTGAGTGATCTAAATGCTGTATTTCAAGCAATTGCCCTGTAGTGAGCACCTCAATATCTTTAACCACTTGATCTATACGAGATTCGATATCACTCGTCATTAGGTCATGTGGTGATAACAGAGAATAAAGGAATTCCCTTAATCTCACAGGATGCAATAGCATTTCATCCTGATTGTTAGCCCCCGCTAATCGAGCTAAGAACTGCATTTGTAACTGGACAACATCGTCGATGGGTACTTCATTGATATGATCAAGCCATTGGCTGTAAAGCTCATGAGGATCACGAAATTCATAGAGGAATGCTCTCTCGGTAAGCATAAAATTCTTATCAAATTCGAGCTCTAACATTCTTGCCTTAAGGTTTGCCAACACATCTAAAAATCGCATGTTTTCCGAACGTTTGATTTCATTAAAATTTTCATTCGAATAAACCCAAACCGTATCGTTTGGAACCTGCAATGTCATACGATTCTTGCTGAGAGCATCCAGTATATTGTGATCAAGGTAAATTCTCATAACACCCCTGCAGTTCGCCAAAGACAGTTTCGAAAAGTGATTTAGTTTATCAATTCAGGGGCAATTTGTATGGCTATCTGACATTACGCTGCGTCATACATCTAAGGTTGTGAAACCCGGCCACTCTTCAGCAGCCACATATCTAATTTTTTTGTCGCCATAAAACACCGTCCCCTCGCGCGCCAGCACATCTAGCTCCCAACGTTCCGGGGTAATACCCTCCTGAGCCAAATCTAAACGAATTTTTGGTATGCGCTCGCGTTCTGCTTTGGTCATCCGGGCTGATGGCGCTTGTTCTGTAGCTTTAAGGGGCGTTGCGTTTCTTTGCTGACGATTTTTGCGAGATGCACCAGCTTTTAACGCGGCGTTAAGTACCTTCATAGCGTCCGGCTCATTCCAGCTGATAACCCCGCGTTCAATCAGATTTAACACCGCTGCGGCTTGCTCAGACGGTGAGGGAGTCATAACTGGATCACCACCGTCGGTGAGCTTTCCACAGTTATTGACAGGACTCCGAGGCGCGGCAGAGCCGCTTTTTAAGGTCAAAGGCTCAACGGCCAAAACCTTTGGAACGATGCGCCATTCGGCTGTACGGGTTACATGGACACGATGAGCCCCAAGATGAGGGGCATAAATCCCGACCACCCTCTCGATATCTTCTTCATAGTCGTTGACCTCATCCGTCACCTTACGGGCAACCCTTACGGCCTGAGCATCACGCGGCATGTTTGCCCCACCCTGCGCGATGATGTACCGCTCAAAGTCCCCCTCATCTGCAGCAGCTCGCGCGGCCTCGACCCTGTCGTCAAACTCGCAGGCAATACTCACCCCACGCGGCAGTTTGCGCAGTTCACGGTAAGCGCCCATCGTCGGGAGACCAATCGGTTTAAACTGAGGGATACGCCATGTTGACGCCCATGCGGTGACGGCTTCGGCCGTATCTTTCAGAGGCTTGCCGGTGTCGTGATCGAGCTGGCCGTCGAGCGCGTAACCGTCGATATTTTTTGCAATGTATTTAGCGATATAACCCGCCGCTCCGCCCTGATTAAGATGGCGTGACTCAAAGCGCTGTTTTGACGCGCCCTTTTCGTGTCCGTCCTCTTTGAGGGCATAACGACGCATAATTTCGTTAATGGCTTTACGCTGACCGGGTTTGCAAAAAAGCATCATGTGCCAGTGTGGCGTGCCGTCGTGGTGCGGTTCGACAACGCGCATCCCGTAAACATCTAAATCGTTATCTTTGAAAGCTGTACGCATCAGGCTCCAGATTCGGCATAGATAGCGCTGGCCGTCTTTGGGCGTGAATGCTGTTTCGTTCCAGCCGTGATTAAGCTGCACCGTTTTGCTTTCACCTTTGCCAACCTGACGGGTCGGGTGATATTTCGATGGCGTGGTCAGCGTGATAAACATCCCCACGTCACCAACGCTGGTCGCGTAGCGTTCAATCCCGGCGATAGTATTCATCAGCTCCATACGACGTATTTCAGGGTTCGAAATACTCCCCATGACCTTGCTTATGAGGTCAATACGTTCGCCAGTGATTTTGTTTTCCAGTTCGCAGGATTTCAGGTATTCGAGGTTAGCCTGGCGGCGCGCGTGAACATCGCGGATCGCTATTTTGCTTGCGTAAGGTGAACGGTCTTTGTTGACCTCACCTGCCGCGATGAGCAGCGCCTCGCGCCAGCGCATCCGCTGCGCCTTGAGCTGGTTGACCCACCAATCGTCTTTAATCAATCGTGAAATAGCGGAAAATGCCATGCGGATCGTCATCTGACCCTTACGGTATTTTTTCCAGAACATCGGGGTGATGTTAAATGCGCGAGCAATACCGGCCACTTGCCCGTATAGGTGCGCCTGAGCTTCATCGGTGAAAAGTGTCTCTTTCCCGCCGTAAGCCTCCGCCCATGCGTCGCTTAACTCCTCGTATTTGCTCCAGAGCTGAGAGGCAATTCTGGCCGCAAATTTCCTGAGCTCTTTGTCATTCATATCTGGTAAGCGCGCATACTGGTCGCGCTCGGACAGAAACCCAATCGAGGCGGTTTCATTCATCCCGCACAGCTCATTAACACGCTCAAGACGCGGCAGCAGCTTGCGCTCAAACGTGTTTTTAAGGAAATACAGCCCACCCAAAGGGCTCTTTTTACGGCGGATGAAGTTATAACGCGATGTAAACAGGGTTTGCAGGAAAAATGGCAGTCGGTCAATACGGTTTAAAACACCTTGCACCTGACGGAGTTCGGCACGTGTAAGGGGTCTGTCGCGGCCAATAGCCTCTTTCTTGACGTTATTCCAGGGATAAGCACCAACGAATGAATCACTGGTGCCCTTCAAAAATGGTGGTGGTGGCGAGGGGGCAATACGCCCCCGAGATTCGATGGACATACTATTTAAAGGCGTCCAGACATTGCTTCCCCAGGCGTTCAATTCGAGCTTCCAAAGCTGAGAAGCCAATAAGATCGCTGGTCAAAAGGTCATGCAATACCAGGCCTGAGATAAGCTTAGGGATAGTCGGGTAGTAACCGACAACGTCCAGCCAATCCTTGCCTTTGTTCTTCCCGGATGTTGCGGTCTTCTTCTCCTGCAAAATGAATTGATAGCGGTCACTGGTGATGACGTACTGGTTATTTATCTCGATGCGTATGCTCATTCTGGCTTCCTTTTAAAAGTGGTTAGCCCGCTCAATCGAAAATTGAGTTGTGCAAATTTGCCGACTCTTGACCTAATAACTCGATAATCTCGGTACGATTGAGCTCAGACTTGCTGATATGCGCGATAAGCCCGTCAAATCGAGATGAGAATCGTGTCGCTAGGTCGCGGTGTGCTTCGTTTACTGCCTGCTCCAGAAGAGCGGAAAACATGCCACCTGGAGCTGTATTTTGTTTTTGCATTTGCCTATCTCCGGCCAAAAGGTGTCCCCACGCAGTAAGGCGCGTAATAAAACGAATCCAGATTAATGTAAATACTGCTCAGGTTTTACCGAGGTTAAAATGGTTGGTGCGTACTCAAAAAGGCTAAACAGCTCTCGCAGCGCGCGGAAAAGTTTGTCGCGCCAATAACAGCCCTCTTCATTCAAACGCCAGTGCGGCATCATAAATTCCTGCTCTGTCAGTCCCGCATGAAGAAACAGTGATCGCCTTTGGCTAACGGTCAGGCGGCTGATGAAAGTTGCTTTCGACACGCCAAGTTGGCGGTGCCGGGCGAATGCATTTCTCAATTCATCAAGCGCGCAAACAAGACGCTCACGATCAGCTTCGGCCATTTCCTCTAAGCGCATGACAGAGTGACGCTGTTTTAATTGAGCGTGGAAACAAACCGTAAGACGCTCCCGCTCCATCATCTGATTGTAAAAATCGCAAGTGTCCTGCCAGCGAGGCTGAGCCAGATACTTGCTGACCAGACCGCGAAGCGCTGTTGGTTGTTTCTGGATCACGTCCAGTGTCATTACCGTCATAACCACAGTCCTCTCTTTTTGACCAGGCGACGAAGCTTCTCGATAACGCCCGGCTTTCGGGTTCGGATGATGATGCCCTTACGTCCACGACCGTGAGTGATCGTGAAGTTGGTAGGTTTAGGACTTTCTCTTCGAAGCAACTGTGCAATACAGCGAGGTTCACTATTCATACTGGCTCCCCTAATCCGAGCCACATCAGCCAACCATCACGAATTTCCTTCGGGCGGCTGTCATATGCCATCTTCATACCCTTGTTCCAGGCAGGCAGATAAACCCAATATTCCCCTGCGCGCCCACTCGTTGACTGCGGATCAGTCATCTCAACTACAGGAAGCTTGCCCTTTTCAATCATGCCTTTAACGGCTGCAGGTGTTTTACCAATAAGGCGCGCGAATTCCTGGTATGGAACGGCGTCGCTCACACTATCAATGACCCTATTCATTTGTGAGTATTCCTCGTTAGTGTTTTAATTGCTCCTAATGGCTATTAATTGCCATATTGGAGCCATTGGTTTGCGATAACGAATTGAAGATTACTCCGTTATCGTTTTTCTATCAATAGTGGAGTGTTAATTACGATGATACCCGTAAATGAAAAGCTAGCGATCATGCGTGAGTCAGAACGTATGAATAGGAAAGAATTCAGTGACTTAACAGGCGTTCCATACAGCTCTCTTTCGAGTTACGAGAAGGGTGTAAAAGATATGGGCATACAGGCGGTGATGAAGATTTTGAATCATCCTCAGTTCAAAAAATACACTATGTGGTTCATGACAGAGACGATATCACCTGAAGCTGGGCAGATTGCACCGGCTCTCGCGCACTTTGGGCAGCAGACAACAACGTCATCCCACTCAGACCAGAAAACTGGCTAACTATTTATGGCGCTTATTTGTGCAGTAAATGCACAGTGAGTTTTTGCTATTTAAATCAGGAAATTGAAATACGCAGTAACATCATCGGGAGGCTTTATGTCTGTTAAAAAGCTCGATGATGGTCGATATGAAGTGGACATTAGACCGACCGGGCGTAACGGAAAACGCATCCGTCGGAAATTCGACAAGAAAAGCGAGGCGATGGCTTTTGAAAAGCATACTCAATATAACCATCACTCAAAGGAATGGCTTTCAAAACCAACGGACAAACGCCAATTGTCGGAACTGAAAGAGTTATGGTGGAAGCTGAAAGGTAAACATGAGGAGCACGGTCAATCGTATCTCAGGAAAATTGAGCGTTTCGAAACGATGACCGGAAATCCGTGCGCTTTCCAGATCACCAAGAACCTGATAACGCAATATTGTGCTCAACGCCGGGGTGAAGGTATTAAGCCAACTACCATCAACCGCGACCTGATCACGCTAGGTGGGATGTTCACAACCCTGATTGAGTCAGAACTGTATAACGGTGAGCATCCATTCAGAGGATTCAAAAAACTGAAAGAGCAGACAGCCGAAACTGGCTATCTCACTCTTGAGGAAATTGACGCCTTACTTGCTGCGCTATCAGGAGATAATCGTAAAATTGCCGTCTTGTGTCTGAGTACCGGGGCAAGATGGGGTGAGGCTGCAAGGCTGAAAGCGGAGAACGTGATTCATAACCGGGTGTCTTTCGTTAAGACGAAAACCAACACACCGCGCACGGTCCCGATCTCTGATGACGTTGCGGCTTACGTAGTTGGCAAAACACGAGGCTTTCTGTTTCCTGAGGCCAGTTATGCTGACTTCAGGCGAACCCTCAAAGAGGTTAAGCCCGATTTACCGGCTGGACAAGCAACACATGCGCTACGACACTCTTTCGCCACGCACTTTATGATTAACGGGGGCAACATCATCACACTCCAGAGGATCTTAGGTCATACGAAAATTGCGCAGACAATGGTCTATGCGCACTTCGCTCCTCAGTACCTGCAGGACGCGATTTCGCTTAATCCGTTGAAGGGTGCTAATGGTGGTCAGAGTGTCCACAATGTGTCCACACCCTAGCCGCTTTTTATGGCTTTTGACTGCTAGTAGTAAAACGTGAAGCCTTGTCTGGCGCGGCTTTCCAGCTACACCAGACATTAAAAAGGCTCCCTCAGGAGCCTTTCTTCTGTCAATGTAGCGACGCTAATCTCGCCGCAAAGCCGACAAATAATAGTCCTATCAACCCATTCCCCAGCTTCGCCAGTTTCTTTTTGGTTTTCAGGTAGCGGGTGACAAACGCGCCAGAGAAGATCAGGAAGCTCATGTACATAAAGCTAATCAATTCAAGCGTGGTGGCGAGGATCAGGAAAGAAGTTCCGGTGTTTTGCGCATTCACGTCAATAAACTGTACGAAGAATGACACGTAAAACAGAATCGCTTTCGGGTTCGTCAGGCTCAATACCAGGGAGCGTTTCATGATCGCGCGGGCAGGCTCGGTTCCACCTTCGTGGGCGCTATTATGGCGAGTCATAACGGACCACAGCATTTTACCGCCGAGCCACAGCAGATAAAACGCCCCCAGATAGCGAACAATATTGAATAGCACCGGCGTGGTCTGGATTAAGGCCGCGACGCCTGCCCATGCCAGAAACATCAAAACCGCATCGCCGATAAACACACCGGTCGCGGCGAGATAGCCTTTTTTGACGCCGTGACCAATACCCGTTTTCAATACAAACAGCGTATTCGGACCGGGTACCAGCACAATGAAAAATGCGCCGACCACGTACGTCCAGAAATTCAGTACACCAAACTCCGCAAACACCTCTCCCTCCTTTTGCTGAAAAACAACGGGAATATCGCTGCAAAAACGATATTCCCGAAAACTGTCGCGTTATTGTACGCCGTTATAGCCGTCAAGATAAGTCGTGGCCAGTTCGTTGCCGTATAAGATGGCATCCTTCGGCTCCATTTCCGAGGTCCATTTGCTATCACTATTCCCCGTGAAGGCGTGCTCCGTTTTGGCCTCTTCCTTCAACCGATCGCGAATAGCCTGTGCATACTGCTGAGCGTAAGACGGCGGTTGCCCCGCGGCGCGGTCAGCTTTCCCCTGCTTATACAGCTCACGAAACTGCGGCACATTGAGACGGTAATTTTGCGAAATACTGGAGGTATAATTCCCGCCCGTAAAATTGGATTGATGCGAGACGAAATAATAGGCATGTCTTTCAGGTGAGGGTTTATTGCTGTTGCAAGCGCTGAGTACAGCGATCCCCATAAGTACCGCGACCACTTTTCCATTCATCCTTTGTTCCTTTTAAATTCATGAGGTTAAGCAAGAGGAGTATATCGCGGAATGAGGTCGGGAAGAGACTGCGAAAAATGATAGTCTTATAAAATCAGCGGGCACCTTGACGGTG